GAACAAGCATTAGAAAATGCAGCCGTGGCCGCTTGGCACAGTCTTGGCGATGAAAAGAAAAAATTGCTTGAAAGTTCAATTTGAAACAAATTAGAAACTAGTGCATAATTAACACGCTTTCCACGAAGCATTTTGGCCTCTGTTGTGAAACATGCCTTAATTACCCGGCGTGGGTTCCGGGTGATTCAGACTAGGATTTAAAATGGAAGACGAAGTACTCTCTACAGAGGAAAACACCAGCGCCGAAGAATTGTCTATGGATGAAACCATCCGTAAGACATTAGAAGAAATTGAATCCCGAGAGCCCGAAAATCGGGACGAATCCGGGAAATTCACTTCCAAAAATCCAGAGCCAGAAAAAGAAAAGCCAGAAGAGCCAAAAGTTGAAGAAAATACAGCGGACGCTGAAAAGCCATCCGAAGCACAAACCGATTTTGTTGTCCCCGTTGAATTGCAGAGAATGGGGATTCGTAAAGAAGCTGCTGCCGCAATTGCAAAAGACCCCGTTGTCATGCAAGAGTTTATGCGCCGCAGCGAAGAAATGCACCGTGGCCTAGAAACTTATAGAGAAAAAGCCGCAATCGGTGACAATTTTCAAAAGGCCATTGCGCCTTTTATGGAGAATATCCAGGCGGCAGGTGTTGAGCCCGTGCAAGCGGTTCAGGCTCTTTTTAACGCAGATAATATCTTGCGTAAAGGCTCTCCGCAGCAAAAACTACAAGCAATTAGCCAGTTGGCGCGTGAATACGGCATCGATATTCAGCAAGCCGCACAAGCGCCACAACAAGCATTTGACCCTGTTTCTTTCCGGCTTCAACAAGAAATGGAAGAGTTGAAGCGATGGAAAGAGGAACAAAATCAATTACTCCTGTCTCAGCAGCAAGAAACGCTTAACAGCGAAATTAATCGCTTTGCTGCACAACCGGACAAGGAGTATTTTCAGGAAGTCCGCAACGACATGGCAGGCCTCTTACAGGCCGGATTGGCTAGCGACCTCCAAGACGCCTATGAAAAGGCTTGTTATGCAAATCCTACGGTGAGGAACAAAATGCTAGCCCAACAGCAAGCAAAAGCCGAAGCCGAAAGAAAAGCACAAGCCGCACAGAAGGCGCAAGCTGCCAAGCAGGCAAGTGCTGTCAATGTCGCCCGAAAAGGCACGTTGCCCAGCGCAAAACCCATTGGCAGTATGGACGACACCATCCGAGAAACGGCCCGCGAATTGGGCCTAATCTAACCTTTTAGGAGTATTACCATGGCCTCACCCGGTCAATCGACACTGTTTACAACCTTCACCGAGCTTGTCTCGACCACGTACCGCAACCACAAAAAAGAGGTTGCGGATAACGTTTCCAACCACAATGCCTTGTTCCGTCGAATTACGGAAAAAGGCCGAATCCGCCTTGAAGACGGCGGTTTGTCCATTGTGACCCCGCTTGACTATGCAAACAACAGCACGTACCAACGTTATTCCGGCTTTGACGTTTTGAACGTCAGCGCTGTTGACGTTATCTCTGCGGCTGAGTATGCATGGCGGCAAGTCGCAGTGAATGTGGCTGCTTCTGGTTTGGAAATCCGCACTAACTCGGGCTCTAATCGCATTATCAATTTTGTCAAGGCAAAGCTGAAAAATGCGCAACGCTCAATGTCTAACGGCCTTTCTGGCGATCTGTACAGCGACGGCACCGCATCTAACCAGATGAACGGTATTCAAGCCATTGTTGCAGATGCTGGTACTGGTACTGTGGGCGGCATTAACTCCAGCACCTTCCCATTTTGGCAAAACCAAGTGTTTGACGCCTCCGATAACTCGGTTACCGTCAGCGCCGCCACTATCGAGGCTGGGATGATGCTGCCGCTGTGGATGCAATGTACTCGCGGTAACGATGTGCCCGACCTCATCGTTATGGACTCAAACTACTTTGCGTTCTACGAAGCCAGCCAAACCAGTCTCAAGCGTTATGCGCCTTCCGACGAGGGTAAGGGCGGCATGATCAGCATGAAATACAAGACGGCAGATGTTTTCTTTGATTCGTCCGCTTCCGGTATTCCTGCTAATCACATGTACTTCTTGAATACCGATTTCTTGGAATTGGTTGTTCACCAAGACGCTAACATGGAAATCATGCCGGAACTGCGCAGCGTTAACCAAGACGCTATTGTGATCCCGGTGCTGTTCCAAGGTAACTTGGTCTGCTCTAACCGCGCTCGTCAGGGCGTTGGCAAAGCCTAATCAATAAGGAGTAAACGAAATGTTTGCAGCTATTTCCCCCACATTGGGCACCCAACCGTTTAACGACTGGTTTACGCCTGATACAACTCAACGTCAGCCTTTGGGCATGACTGTCACGGCAGTTGACCCTTATTGGGGCACTGGTAAGTTTGTTTACATCAAATCCGCAGATGCCATTCTTAAAGGCTCTTTGGTGATGTGGACTGAACTTTACAATGGTGCGCTTCTGCCATCGACTGCCGGTCAAGGCTTCCCGTTTGGTGTGGCTATGAACGCCATCCCTTCGGGCTCCTATGGCTGGATTCAAACCGAAGGCTTTGCGGTGTACAAGACCAATGCGACCGTGGCGGCAGATACAGCCGTTGCCGTGGCCGCTGCTGGTATTGCTGGCACCTTGGCTAACGGCAAGCAGTTGCTTAACACCCGCAATCGCATTGCGGCCACCGGCACCAAGACCTTTACGGCCACTACAACTTTGGGCTCTGCCCGCGTTGTTGTTCCGTCTGGTTACGATGGTGCGTTTTTGGGCATGGCTCTTTCTGGTACGGGCATTCCTGCCTCTACCGTGGTTGCGGCCCTTGACCCGGATGGTCGCACGATTTACACCGGCTCTGCTATTGGCACGACTGGTGACAAAAATGCCACGGCAACTGGTTCGATTACGCTTACCGGCACCTACACAGGCTACGGCGCTGCTATCATCAATAACCCGTTCGCACAAGGCCAGATTGTTTAATCTGGAAGGGGCTTCGGCCCCTTTTATTGCAGAGGGCACTATTCAGTGTCTTCTGTAATGAAATCCTAAACAGGAGTAATGATGGAACTGCACAAACCTCGCCCCCCTTTTGTTGAATTTAAACGCATCGCTGTTTACGACAAAAAGCGATCAGACGAACTAGGACGACGAGTAACAAAAGATGTTGATTTTGCATTTGTAATGCAGCCTGGATCAAAAGACCAAGTGGAGCGAGTTGCCACGGAATGGCTTGCAATGCTCAAACTTAAAGTAATGAACGGGGCCGCCGATGCTTATCCGCAAGAATGGGTGGATGGGTTCCATGAAAAATATAAAGCATGGCAAAACGGCTTAGACGCGCCTCTAAATGGTACGTCTGTGAAAGAATGGCCTGTTTTGTCTCCTGCGCAGGCTGAAAATTTTATTTCCTTGCATATCCTCACAATTGAAGATGTGGCATCCATGACAGAGCAAGCGCTATCTGCTTACGGGATGGGTGCCCGCGAACTAAAGCAAAAAGCAATCGATTGGGTTCAAGGAAAAGACAAAACTTCTCAAGAGAACGAAATTTTGCGGAAACAGCTTTTTGAATTGACAGAACGTCTTAAAACGCTGGAAAACTCAAAAGAGTTGAGCGATAATATAGACAAGCCTCAACAGGTAAAACGTGGGCGCAAGCGTAAAGTAATCGATCCTGTGGAGCAATAATGGCAACCTGCCTTTCTATCGTTCAATCAATTTGCGGTCGCCTTGGTCAAACAATCCCAACTTCTGCTGTTGGGAATACCGATCAAATCGTTCAAAGCATTTTGGCAATTTGCAACGAAGAAGGGCAAGAGCAGGCCGCAAGATACCAATGGACGGCATTGCAAACTGAGGCGACATACACAACTGTTGCCACAGAAGACCAGGGCGCAATTGAAACTATTGCCCCTGGTTTGGGTTACATCATTAACGACACTATATGGAATAGGTCTTTGCGTCGTCCGGTGTTTGGGCCTAAAACACCTCAAACTTGGCAGCAACAAAAAGCATTTGCCATCAATGGCCCTTGGTCTAATTTTAGAATCAAGGCGGGCAGGCTTAGGATGTATCCTGTTCCTAGCGCTGGACAGGATTGTTATTTTGAATACACAACGCGCTATTGGCTAACAGATTCGACAGGGGCAACTGGCCGCGAAGAATGGGCCAGTGATGACGACATTCCAAAACTAGAATGGATTTTGATTGTCCTTGGTACGGTTTGGCGATGGAAGAAACTTAAGGGATTTGACTACGCAGAAGACTTCGCAGCTTATGAACGTCGGTTGAATGACGCGATGAGCAAAGATGGTTCAAAAGACTGGTTAAGTCTGTCAAATACGAAGTACGATATTTTCCCCGGAATTGTGGTGCCTTCTGGCTCTTGGAATATCCCATGATGAGACAGGCAATTAGGTCTAAAGGCCGCCATCAAATGGTGGCTCAAACGGCCAGCATCCCCGCTCCTACAGGTGGATGGAATGCAAGGGATGGGCTTGCGGCCATGGATGCCATGGATGCCGCAATGATGGAGAATTGGTTCCCTCTAACAACGGAACTAATGCTCAGAAAAGGCTACACCGAATATTCAACAGGATTGTCATCCCAAGTAGAGAGCTTGTTAGTTTATAACGCTGGAAACACAAGCAAAATGTTTGCAGCGGCTGGCAATAATTTTTATGACGTAAGTTCATCAGGGGCAGTTGGCGCGGCAGTTGTTACGGGATTGAGTAACTCCAGGTGGAATTACACCAATGTGGCGACTGCTGGAGGAAATTTTCTTTATGCGGCAAATGGGTCGGACAAGCCTAGACTTTATGATGGCGCAACATGGACGGCCATTGATGGGACATCTACTCCGGCAATCACGGGAGTGACGACTACGACGCTTAAAAGCCCAATTGTGTTTAAAAACAGAGTTTGGTTTATTGGTAATAATAGCTTAAAGACATGGTATTTACCAACAGTATCTATTGGTGGCGCAGCAAATGCGATTGACGTTTCTTCTGTTGCCCAAAGAGGCGGGTATATTGTTGCACATAACACATGGACAATAGATGCGGGTACTGGTGTCGATGATTATTATGTCATTGTCACCTCTGAGGGCGAGGTCATTATTTATCAAGGCACCGATCCATCGTCTTCATCGACATGGGCGCTAAAGGGTGTATGGTCACTTGGCGAGCCTGTGGGCGACAGGTGTCTTTATAAACTAGCAGGTGATTTACTTTATATTTCACAAGACGGCCTTGTGCCTCTTGGCGCAGCCCTGCAATCTTCACGCGTAAACCCAAGGGTTGCACTTACCGACAAAATCCAGTTTGCGGTTTCAACTGCTGTGACTGCTTACGGCGGGAATTATGGCTGGAATGTTCTTTACTATGCTAGTGAGAACATGCTTATTCTTAATGTTCCAGTTTCTGAGGGATCGTCCCAAGAACAATATGTGATGAATACCATTAGCAAAAGCTGGTGCAAATTTACAAACGTTGGCGCAAATGTTTTTGATATTTACAACAATGAGCCGTATTTTGGTGGGAATGGATTTGTTGGCAAGTTTTGGGATGGATTTTCTGACAATGGGAATAACATTTCTGCTGTAGCAATCCCCGCGTTTTCTGCGTATGGATACCCAGGAAAGCAAAAACGCTGGACAATGACTAGGCCAATATTTAGGTCCAACGGCACTCCAGCCGTGTTAAGTTCAATGAATGTTGACTTCAACATATCCACAAGTGTCAGTCCACTTTCGTTTTCTCCTGTGACATATGCATCATGGGATAACGCCACTTGGGATGTTTCCTATTGGGGTGGCGAGTTCAATATTATCCAAAATTGGCAAGGTGTTTCTGGAGTTGGAAAATACGGATCACCACAAATGCAAATATCATCGTCTGGCATTGATGTTCGATGGGTATCAACTGATGTAGTTTATGAAACAGGCACTATGCTTTGATGAAAACATAATTGGCCCATGGGTATTAATGATGTGTGGCGGTCGTTGGATACCTGGAATGGGAAGAGCAATAGGCAAGATAAAAAATGGTGAAATTGTTGCCGGTGTTGTTTATGAAGACTGGAACGGAGCCAATTTAACGTGTCATATTGCAGGTGTAGGCCAATGGGCTGACCGTAATTTTTTGGCAATCATTTTTGATTATCCGTTTAATCAGATTGGAGCAAAGAGAATAACTGCGCCTATATGCTCGTCTAACACAAAAAGCATTGACTTGGTTAGAAAAATGGGATTTAATCAAGAGAACAAGTTGCAAGGGGCTACCCCCAAAGGCGATTTGCTCTTATTCAGTATGTTTAAGAACGAATGCAAATATTTGCGGGGAAAGTATGGGAAAATCATCGAGCGCACCAGCAGCGCCTGATTACGCAGGCGCAGCACAAGCAACAGCAGCAGGCAATGCCGATGCGGCGCGAATTGCCGCCAAAGCAAATCGAGTTAGTCAATATACTCCGTATGGCAATCTGATTTATACATCGGGTGTTGGCGGCGACCCTGACCAGTGGAAATCAGAGGTGCAACTTGCGCCAGCACAGCAGCAACTTCTTGACCAACAAAATCAAACATCGCTTGGACTAGCTGGCCTTCAAAATCAAGGCCTTAGCTATGTGCAAGACATGCTAAACAAGCCTTTTGATACGTCTCAATTGCCCGAGCAGATGATTAATCCTGGGCAAACGGCCCAAGAGGCCATCATGTCCAGGCTAAACCCTCAGTTTGACCGACGCCAAGGCATGTTAGAGACGCAACTTGCCAATCAAGGCATTGGGCGAGGCACTGAGGCATGGAAAAACGCGCAGGCCGACATGGATTATGCGCGCAACGATGCCTACACCCAAGCTGCATTGCAAGGCATGGGGATAGGCCAGCAAGCCCGCCAGCAGGCCTTGCAAGAACAGGCTTATCTGCGTAATGAACCTTTGAATACCTTGAATGCTGTACGCACAGGCTCGCAAGTAACAGGCCCTCAATTTCAAAGCACGCCGCAGCAGGCAACGACGCAAGGCGCTGATTTGTTGGGCGCATCGCAAGCGCAATACAACTCTGCGCTTGGTGGCTATAACGCAAATCAGGCTGCAAATTCAAATCTTATGAGCGGGCTTTTTAATCTCGGCAGTGCATATATGCTGTCCGACCGCAGGCTAAAGACAAACATTAAACACATTGGCAAAACTCATGGTGGGATCAACATTTACAGTTATGAATATGTTTGGGGAGAGCCTTCTGTTGGCGTAATGGCGGATGAAGTTGAACACATTCCAGGCGCTGTAGCTATTCACAAGAGTGGTTACAAAATGGTTGATTACTCAAAGGTGAAATAATGGCTAATCCGTTTGCAGGAACACCATTTATTCCCTCAGATAACCCTGAGCTTCCGCAAATAATGCAGCGCCAGCGAATGGCGCAAATGCTATTACAGCAAGGGCAAGAGCCGTTGCAAGGCCAAATGGTTTCCGGTCACTATGTAGCGCCTAGCTGGACGCAAGGATTAGCTAAAGGGCTGCAAACCTATATGGGTCAAAAGGGACTTAAGGAATCCGATGAAAAAATGCTGGAACTTGCAAGGCAATTGCGTTCGCAAGAGCAGGGAGACATTCAGAAATTCATGGAATTGTCACAAGGGAAGCCCGCTAGGACAATTCAGCCCCTGACACCTAATGACGACGAAGGCAACCCCATGCCAGCGGCCCAAGTTGATGCGCAATCTCCAGACATGAATGCCGCTTATGCAGCGCTGCTGTCTAGCCAATCTCCGCAGTTGCGTCAGATGGGAATGCAAGGCACTTTGCAGATGCCGCAAATCCAGGCGCAGAAAGAAGAACGCGATTTGGCACGTAAGCAGCGCATGGAAGAAATTCAAATGCGCCTTTCAGATGCGCGTACAGCCGCCGCCGACAGAGCGCAGTTGCAGCGTGAACTCGCACAGATGCAGATTGAGGCACGTAAAGAATTGGCGACGATTGCCAAGAGCACGGCAAATCAGCAGCCTTATTTCCAGCCGGTGCAAACCGCGCAAGGCGTCATGGCCTTTAATGCTCGTACTGGCAGGATGGAGCCTGTACAAGTTGGCGGCGCTCCGGTGGTTGGCGCTCAGTTTGACCCCAACTTGCAAGGCACTTTAGCCGGAGCCAAAGAGTCTGGAAAGATGATGGGAGAGGCTCAAACGCAAGCAAAAATTGACTTGCCTAAGGTTGTGGCCCAAGGCGAAGAAACCGTCAAATTGGTGGATGATCTTTTGGCCGCGCCCGGATTTAAACAAGCGGTTGGTACTAGCCGTGTTCTAGGCATCCAAAACATTCCAGGGACTGCGGCAAAAGACTTCGATATTCGCCTTGACCAGCTTAAGGGCAAACAATTCCTGCAAGCGTTTGAATCCTTAAAAGGCGGCGGCCAAATTACCGAAGTTGAGGGGCGAAAGGCAACCGACGCCATTTCACGTATGAACGCGGCAGCTAGTGAGACTGAATTCACCAAGGCAGCCAGAGAGTTTCAAGACATTATCCGGCAGGGGGTGGAGCGTGCTAAAGGGCGCGCTGGAGGTGCATCCGGTGGACCTCAGGCCCCTAAGCGTATGCGTTTTGATGCTCAAGGAAACGTAATCCCATGATTGAAGCAGAACTGCCGGATGGCACTATTCTGGAGTTTCCGGATAACACACCGCCTGATGTAGTTCAGCGGGCGGTTAAGTCACGCCTGAATGTTGCTGCGCCCGTTGAAAAATCATCTTTGCCCGCGCAAATTGGCATGGGCGCTTTGCGTGGTGCTGGCTCTATCGGCGCAACGATCATGACGCCAATTGATGCTGCTGCCCGCGCACTTGGTATTCAAAACTCTTTCCTTGGGCGCATTGATCGACGCGAAGCAATGACAAGCGCTTTGCAAGATATGGGGGCCGATCCGTCTAGTACGGGGTTTCAGGCTGGCAAAGTTGGGGCTGAGATTGCTGGAACACTTGGAGTCGGAGGCGCTTTGGGTAAAGCCGCATCAGCTATTCCGGGCGTTGCGTCTAAAGCCCCCATGCTTATCAATGCCCTGCAATCTGGTGGCATGAATCTTGGCGGCACGACTGGAAAGGCGGCGCTTGATATGGCGTTGCGTATGGGCGGAGGCGCTGCTACGGGCGGCGCTGCGGCTGGTTTGATTAATCCCGAAGATGCTGTTATGGGCGCGGCTATTGGCGCTGTTATGCCTCCGGTGGTGCAGGCTGCTGGCTCTGCTGGTGAGGCCATTGGGAAAAAGGCAGCATCAAAATACGCGCAAGCATTATCCAAGTTTTCACGCGAAGAACCGATGCGGCAGACCCTTAAAGAGGCTGTAGATGCAGGCTATGTGGTGCCTCCCAACATGGTGAACCCTTCGGCTAAAAACGCCATCATTGAGTCCTTCTCTGGCAAGCAAGCAACGTCTCAGCTTGCGTCCGTTCGCAATCAAGACGTAACCGAAAAACTGGTGCGCGAATCTTTGGGATTGGCTGATGATGCGCCTTTGACCAAGGGGGCGCTAGAGCAAATCCGCAAAGTTCAGGGCGGCGCTTATCAGCAGGTAGGCTCTTTGTCGCAGCAAGCAAAGGCCGATCTTGAGGCGCTTAAACAGGCGCGCAACGACGCACAAGGTTGGTTTAACGCTTACAACCGATCTGCCAGCCCCGCAGACCTCACGAAAGCCAAAGACTTCCGCGATTTGGCTGAAAATCTGGAATTGCAACTTGAAGCACACGCACAAGCGGCGGGGAAGCCTGATCTGATTCCTGCGCTGCGCGATGCCCGCAAAGCGATTGCCAAGACCTATACCGTAGAGCGTGCGCTGAATGACGCCAGCGGGGCGGTGAACGCAAAGGTGTTGGGGCGTCTATACGAAAAGGGCAAGCCGCTTTCTGACGGATTGGAAACCGTGGGCAAGTTTGCTAGTGCATTCCCCTCAGTTGCTCAAGCCCCTCAGCAGATGGGAAGCCCTGCCGCGCACAATCTGCGGTCTATGGCGTCTTTGTTGATGGGTGGTGGCGGTGCGGCGGCTGCTGGCCCTGTTGGTATTGCTGCTGCTGCGCTACCGTTTGCTGCCGGTCCCGCGTCACGCGCCTTGATGTTCCGGGAAGGCGCTCAAAAGGCCTTGGCTAATCAAGCCGCCCCCAGCATGGGCCGCGCTGCTGAATTGGCGCAACTGCTTCAGAACCCTGAAATTCAAATACTGTTGGCTAGATCGGCTCCAGCTATTTCCGCCCAAGGCCGATAAGAATACCGTACACAAATGCAAGCAAAACAACAATGCCGCATTTAATTAAAACATATTGAATATAGTCCATATATGAAATCCGATTGCCAACAGTTTATCGCAGTTCTGTTTCTAAGTCGAGACGCAGCCCACAAAGCGCATCTCAACACAGAAAGCTACGCCCAACATAAGGCGCTTGGCGCTTTTTATGATGGTATTATTGAATTGGCTGATAAATTTGCAGAAGCCTATATGGGCCGCACGGGCAAACGTATTGGCGATATTCCTGATATGCAAAACCCTAAAAGCGATATTGTGAAAACAATTAAAGCACATCGAGAAGTAATCGAGGAAATGCGCGATTTTATTGGCGAAGATAAGCCTTTGCAAAATATTGTTGACGAAATTGTAGGCTTATATTTGTCCACCGAATACATGCTTACTTTGAAATAAGGGGAATATCATGCCGCGCAATGGATCAGGGACTTATACACTGCCTTCTGGCAATCCTGTCGTTACAGGAACAACCATTAGTTCAACATGGGCTAATACGACGCTTTCAGATATTGGCACTGGTCTTACAAATTCTATTGCAAAAGACGGACAAACTACGCCCACAGCTAATTTGCCAATGGGAGGGTTTAAGCATTCAAATGTTGGCGCAGGAACAGCTACGACAGATTACGCTAGGATTGATCAAATTCAGAATTCGTCTGCTGTTTGGCTTAGTTCTGTTTCTGGCACAGACACAATTACTGCCTCTGCAACTCCATCGCCTTCTGCATACGCAGCCGGTCAATCATTTAGATTTGTAACTGCCGGCTCAAATACTGGTGCGGCCACTATTAATATTTCTGGCCTTGGAGCAAAATCTCTAACAAAAAATGGAGCTACCGCGCTTGCAGCAGGAGAATTGCCGTCCGGTGCGGTTGTGGAAATTGTTTACGACGGCACACAATTCCAAGTTATTAGCCTATTAAAAATAGGCACTTCCGCCAATAATATACTTCAATTAACTAGCGCTGGAATACTTCCGGCTGTTGATGGATCGCAGCTTACAAATATTCCTACTGGAGAAGCAATTTTTGACGTTGATGCAAGCGCGTCCGGAAATGCAATGACGCTCACCATCAACCCTCAAACAATCAAATTCAGAAGCACAACTTTAACTGATGGGACCCCGGTAACTCGCACTGTCTCCTCTCCCATTAGCACGGTAATTTCTTCTGGATCAACTGGCGGGACTACAAATGGAGTCCAGTCAACTATTCTGATTGCTGCAATCGATAACGCAGGCACTGTTGAAGTTGCTTGGTGTAATATGGCTGGAGGTCTTGACACCTCTGAAAGCACGCTAATTAGCACCACCGCAGAGGGCGGCGCTGGCGGCGCAGACAGTGCGACCACATGGTACAGCACAACCGCACGTAGCAACGTTGCTTACAGAATTGTGGGCTCAATGACAAGCACCCAGGCCACGGCAGGCACATGGGCGACACAACCATCGTTGGTGCAAGGTAAGGGCGGTCTAGCTTTGGCTAATCTTGCCTCTTTTGGAGTTGGGCAACGTCGAGTAAGTAGAACAGGCTCTTATTCGTTCTCTACAAATTATTGGAATACTACAGGTAAACCAATTGGTGTAAGCGTTATTACAACTCAACCTGGGGGCGCTTCTCTTGCACTGTTTATTAATATTAATGGGTCATCTATTTATGCTGGCGACCAAACCCCAAATAATGGCGGTTTCTTTAATGCTGTGCAAGGTATGGTATTGCCTGGAGAATATTATTCAGTAACCTCAACAAGTTCTGCCACTGTTTATTCGTGGTCGGAAATTACTATTTCTTGATTCAATTATGAAAACTTACAAAGCCCCAGATGGAAGTTTACATTGTATTGACCCTCAATATTTTAGCTGGCTACCTTTTGGAAGTATTGAGGTGACAGAACAAGAAGCTGAAATTATTCGTCAAGAACTACAGCAAAAAGAATTTGCCAAGTTTGAAGCATTAAAGCAAGCCAATGAAAATAAATAAGCAATACGCAATTGAGGCCTTTATTGGCTCTTTTGGGATATTGTTGTTCAATGTCGCCATGATCCCGTTTCTTTACGCCATGATCGGCGCAAAAGTTACACACCTTCAAGGCGGCATTGTTTCGTTGGTTCTTCTTTTACTTAGATGGGTTTGGTTATATTTTGTCAAAACCGTTGATTGGCTTGGATTGTTTCGTAGGTTTATAAAATGAAAATTGCTCTTTATATTGGCGACCATAAAAATGACACATTACTTGTCCGCCTTGGTTGGTGGCTTA